GGCCGCTGGCGTTAGTGCCGCACTGGGGCTTTCTCAGCTAACCGACAAAAAATAAACGTTATACCGGTGTAGCCTGGTTCGATGCTTTAAGTGAATCAGATCAGGCCAGCGTGTTGCGACAGACGGATGCATTAGCCAGACAGCAGCAGGCTGAATATAGAACGATGCTCGAAAGCCGGGTTCGCGATGCAACGGCTGCGTATATGCGTGGCGTTGAATTTCCTAACCCGCCTGGTGAGGGTGAGTTCATTGCTGCTTATGGTGTCAGAGAAGGAAACCTGCGATATACCGAGTTCAGAAATTTGCAGATCGCCGGACAGTATATAGGCTCTTTCCGCAACATGCCGACAAGCAGCATTACCGCATATGTTGAGCAATTACGCCCGGATACTGGTGAGACAGGGGAGGGGTATGCGTCTCGTGCGGAGTTATTCGACCGGGTATCGGCGGCAGCCACGAAGGTAATAACCCAGAGGCAGAATAATCCGTTTAGTGCAGCGGTGGAAATCGGAGCCTATAAGCCGATCACCAGCAACAACCCTGACGACATCACTGCCGAGGTGGCTAACCGTTTCTCGTCGCAGGAAAGCTTACGCGCGTTGGGAATTAATGCCCCACTCCTCAACAGTGAAGAGGCGGCTGCGCTGGCACAGCAGGTGCGCGGCACTCAGAACGTTGACCAGACAATTAAACTGTTGCAGAGCATGGGGGAGAAGCTGCCTGCGCCAGCAATACGGCAGGTGGCATCTGTAATTGCTCCGAACAGTGCGGCAACAGCCTATTCTGCGCTGCTGCTGGGCACGCCGGATAACCAGTACGACAACACCAGGCCGACGATCCCATATAGTCAGTTCATCGGGTATAAGCCGACGATGAACAAGTACGACGTTGCAAAGGTTATTCTTTCCGGCGACCAACTACTGAATCCGACGAAGGCCATGAAGAATGCGGGCATAACTCCGGTACAGTTGCCGAGCGAAGATAAGATGAAAGACGCTTTCGACGAACAGGTAGGTAATGCATTTGCCCGTAACCCGCAGTTACGCCAGATCAGTTATAGCCTTTTCAAAGCCGCTTACGCAGGAATAGCTTATCAATCTGGTGATGCCTCTACGGTAAGAACCAGTATGCCTGATACAGACATTGTAGCTGATGCCGTGAAGTATGCTACTGGCGGTATATACAATGGTTTTAATGGCGGCGACGTTGTAATGCCTTTTGGCATGGATAAATCTACTTTCAAAGATCGCTATACCACATCTGCGAAACAAGCACTGAAAGATGCCGGACTTAACGTAAATGCAGTGTCAAATTTCACGCCAGTTAATATCGGCAATAACCGGTATCGGCTTGTAAATGGTAGCGGACGCTGGGCAACAGATCCCAGAACCAATAAAGCTATTGTCGTGAGGGTTGAATAATGTCTGATGTTTTTTCTTTGGCTCCAGAAGGTCAGGCATGGATTGACGACAAAACAGTTGCCAACCCAGCAAGGCCAGAAGACTACGATCCGACTCCCTTCCAGGGTTCAGGTACTGCACTTTTGAGCGGCGTGGCGGAGGGGGCTCTCGGTCTCGCGCAGTCTGCCGTCGGATTCAGCAAGCGTCTGATTAGCGATCCGGCATTTACCGCAGACGTGGCACCGACAGTTAATATTTTTCGGGAGATGTTCCCTGATGCTGACAAAACACTGAATGATACATACGACACGATCGGAAAACAGTTACAGGATGCCCGCAGCTATGTGAAGCCTGATGCAGGCAGCCAGGGAATGGCGGCTGAGGTATTAAATGAGCTTGGTAAATTTGTTCCTGCAATCGGAACAACTATGTTTGGTGGTCCGCTCATCGGCGCTGCTACAGCCTTCAGTTCTACGTATGAGCAGTCCTATCAGGATTTTAAAGGGAAGGGAGTAGACGAGGCTACAGCGCGTAACCTGGCAACGCAGCAGAGCCTTTTCAATGCTGTGGGTATGGCCTTACCCGCTGCCGTCGGCACCACACTGGCAACGCGCATTGCCTCAGGTGTGGCAATCAACACCGGATTCGGTGGACTGAACCGTTACTCAGTAGGCGCAACACTGGAGGAAAAAGGCTACACGGAGATGGCAAAACAGTACCGGGTATTTGACGGTCAGGCGATGTTAGTCGATGCCGTTTTAGGCGGGGTCTTTGGTGGCGTTCATCACCTGACTACCCATAATAACCATGATGGTACAGAGTCGAACATTTCTGCAGAAGAAATAAAATCAACTTTTGGTGAACATTATCAGCAATCTCCTGATGGTAACATTGAGTCAATGGTTCGTGATTTATCTGATTCAGGAGTAATAGAACTTATTAAATGAACCAGCATAAAAAATAAGTGATGGAGAAATACTTCTGAATAAAGGTCATGTGACAGTAGCTTCCGGAAAAGAACCAATAATAAGAATAAATATTAATGGATTAAAAGACCATGAAGAACTGTTAGAAACCCTTCATCACGAGGCGCTTCATCTTGAGCAGCGCCATTACCCTGACTGGAAGGCCAGAAAGCTAGCTAATGCTGTACTTAAATCTGCAAACAAGCATTCTGACTATCCTGAATTTGCATATGGGATGTCACAATATTATGAATATAAGAAAAGGGTGAGTACCCTGAAACATATCCTGAGTGGTTGTACGCTGAAGAAGTTGCCGCACATGCAGTAAATCCATCTCTAAAGACAAGCGTTTCATCATGGGAAAAAATTATTTCAGGTTTTAAAGCCTATATATTCAGATACAGTGGTATTCAGGTTGGAACCGTTACACCTGAGCAGTTACGGTTACTCGTAAGTATGCGTCTTCGCAATATGAAACTGGAAGCCGCAGTAGAAAAAGTTTTTGGTATCCGGGCGAGGGAAAGAATAAAACCAAGCGATATTGATGCAGCCCACATTTTGAATGAGGGGCTTCATTACGATATTGAATCGTCACCAGTGCTTCATACCAGCAATGAGAGCATCAACAGCCATGTTGACGCCATGGATGAAGCATACAGGCAACTTAATGATGGTCAGCCTGTAAATGTTGGGGGGATGGCGCGAGGGCTTGATGGTCCATTGCGATCAGATATATCTGATACTTACCAAGAGCAATACCATGAAATACAAAAGGTTTTTGAAGAAAATGGTGTCAGATACGAAACATCATCAGAGCCAATTAGTGAATCGCCTGTCCCTCGTGCTGAAAGTGCTTTCTCATCGGCTGGTGAACACAGAGGGGACATCAGCGTTGATCCAGATACAGGGCAGGTTCTCTCATCCAACAGCTATGACCTTATGGCTGCCAGGGACATGGCTGTTGCCAATCCTGAGCTGACTATAGCTCACCCGGAAACCGGAAACCCGACAAAACTTTCTGATCTCCTGGCTGAGTTGGATGAACAGATTAAGACAGTCCAGAACGAATCGAAGGTTTATTCTGTAGCAGCAGCGTGCTTCTTGAGGAACCCATAATGAAACAGGCATGTGTGGAAGCTATTGCGCAGACACTTGGTCGCCAGCCAAAGGCTGATGAGCTGAAAAATATTGAAGATCGTATCAAAGAAGCTGTGCAGCATGTGCACAGAAAGAATGCCAAAGAAGGCAAAAGTGGTATTCCTGATGCTCAAACATACATGGATGCAGCAGAACTGGTACGCCAGCGTGTGGTTCATGATGTGTACAAGAAAAGACAGCGTGTTGCCCAGAATGCGATCGCCATCAGTAAAATTACTGACACTCTCGATGCTAACATCCCGCCTGATCAGCAGACACCTGTTAATTTGCAGCAGTTTATTTTTGCTGGCCGACGATCGAGAGACAAAGCTGATATCTCCGTTACTTCTGCTGAAGAACTTGCAATTGGGGCATATCAGGACTGGTCCCGTCAGCTCAGTGCTGAACTTCTAAAAGCAGGTGATGACGTCCGCAAATTCTTCGAGCAGAGCAGGGCGCTTGGAGAGCAGCGGTTTCGGAGTGTATTCGACAGGCAGGCGGCAAAGTCTGCACAACTCCAGATCCTGAAAGAAATATATGGCGAAGATACCGGGAATCCCCTGGCGAAGAAAATTGCACAGATTTGGAAGGATGTAACAGGCCGTGTTCGTCATGAGATGAACGACAATGGCTTTGACATAGGCCTGCGAGAAGACTGGCATACGCCATATGTGGATGATGCTGACCTTATTCGCAATGCCGGGCGCGAAGAATGGCTGGCATCGTTACCAGTGGCAGAGCAAGCTACAGCACGTCTTTCAGGTCGCCAGCCACCGATTGAGTTTGCCCGCCAGAAATGGGTTGATGACGCTTACAACACGCAGGATCGCAGCAATTACGTTAATCCTGACGGCAGCATTATGAATGACGTCGAGTACCGTCAGGCACTGGAAGCGATCTTTGAAACGAAGGCCACTGATGGGGCAAACAAAATTGAGCCTGGTACATTTATGGGAGCCGGAGGAATAAAGAGCCGTGGTTCTCAGCACACGGGTGATGGCGTTCAAGGATGCGCAGTCACACTTCG